ACTGGCGAGGTGAATTTTAGTTTGTATTTAGACTTCCGACCATTGATAGCGCAAGAGCCTATTAACCCTGATTCAAGTGCGCAATGTTTAGATATCAATATTCCTTTTATAAATGGAAGTGCATACGCTACAATTACAAGTTCTTTTTCGGGTGTTACGATTACTCCAAGCACAATTTACCAAAATCAGTTGGTTGAGGTGTGTATTCCTGCAAATCCAAACACAACTTCAAAGATATTAGCCGAAAACACGAATCCAATAATTACAGAAACTGGATTAAATCTAATTACAGAAGAAAGTTCGGTTCAAGTGATTACAGTAGTAGTATCATATTTTAATACAGCAGGAACTTTATTAACGCAAGACATAATTATAGTACAAGAATGATAGCACAAATATTAGAACTTTTAAAAACGGATGACTTTTTTAACGTGAGTGAAATAGTGGATATTGCCAAAGGAAAACACGAATACACTTCAAGTATAAAAAAGATTTATAAACAAAAGAAACGACACTACAATGGCAGAAAAAAGAACAATTGAGTTAGAAATTCAGGATAACAGTAAAACCCTTAAACAACAATACAAAGAAGCTGTTATTGAATTACAAAAAGTTGCAGCTGCATACGGTGAAACATCACAACAAGCAGCAGAAGCAGCAAAAAAAGCAGCAGGTTTAAAAGACCGTATCGAAGACACAAACGACGCTATTAAAGCGTTTAAAGGTGAAGGGGCGTTTAATGCTTTAGGGAAGTCAGTTAGTTCGGTTGCAAGTGGTTTTAGTGCTGTAGAGGGCGCAATGGGTTTAGTAGGGGTAGAATCCGAAAAGCTACAAGAAACAATGTTACGTGTTCAAAGTGCAATGGCTTTAGCGCAAGGACTTGAAGGCTTAGAAGATGCTGGACGTGCTTTTAAACAATTGGGTTCGGTTGCTATAAATGCTTTAAAAGGAATTAAAGGAGCTTTAGCAGCAACGGGTATAGGTCTTTTTGTAGTTGCATTAGGTACTGTTGTAGCTTATTGGGATGACATTAAGGAAGCGGTTAGTGGTGTAAGTGATGAACAAACTAAATTAAATGAAAAAACAAGTGCTAATTTAGAGGCATCGGAAGCAAAAGTTTCGGCATTAGATAAACAAGACAACATATTAAAGCTACAAGGCAAAAGCGAAAAGGAAATTTTACAACTTAAAATAACTGAGCTTGATGCTACAATTAAAATAGCTGAAACAAATTTAGAAAATCAAAAAGCTACAAAGAAAGCACAGGTTGAAGCGGCTAAAAGAAACAGAGATATTTTAGTCGGAATAATTGATTTTATAGCTAAGCCACTTGAAATGCTTTTAAAAGGAGTGGATAAGGTTGCTGAATACTTAGGTCAAGATAGCGGATTGGCAAAATGGTTTGAAGGTGCGAAAACAAGCGCAGCCGAATTAATATTTGACCCCAAAGAGACAGCATCGGAAGGAGACAAAGCAATAAAGGCGGCAGAGGAAAAATTAACTGAATTAAAAAACCAACAAGCTGGGTATAAATTACAGATTAAACAAATAAATCAAGAGGCAAGTAAATCAAGTGTAGATATAGCAAAAGATGAACAAGATAAAAAATTACAAGCTGAAAAAGAATACAATGATAAATTAAGAGCTTATTATGATGCAATTGAAGCTGAACGTCAATCTAAAATAACGGATGCACAAGAAAAAGAACTTCAAGAGGTAGCTAATAAATATGAAAAACTTTATGAACTTGCTGATGCTGCAGGTCAATCTGATAAAGAATTAATTAAAAAACAAGAGGAAGAAACTGCTGCTATAAAAACAAAATATGATTTATTAGCGCAAGAAGAATCTAAGAAAACAGCAGATGAGTTAGCTAAAATAGAAAAGGAAAAATTAGATGAGATTGAAAAAGCTAATAAAGAAGCAGCAGAAAAAGACGCAGCTCTTAAAAAGAGGAATAAAGAATTTGGTATTGAAATGGCGTTATCAGGTTTAAGTACGATTTCAAGCCTAACAGAGCTATTTGGTAAAAAGTCGGAAAAACAAGCTAAACGCGCATTTCAAGTTCAAAAAGCTGCGCAAGTTGCAAGCGCGTTAATCAATACTTATCAAAGTGCTACGGGTGCTTACGCTTCGCAATTCTTACCAGTTCCTGATCCAACTTCTCCCGTTCGTGGTGGTATTGCTGCTGGTTTGGCGGTTGCCGCAGGTTTAGTAAACGTGGCTAAGATTGCTTCTCAAAAATTTGAGGGCGGTTCGCAAGGTGGTGGTGGTGGAGCTCCAAGTGGAAGTATTCCTGATGCTCAAATGGCAGCACCTCAATTTCAAACTATCGGAACAAGTGGCGTAAATCAATTAGCAACATTACAGCAACAGCCAACAAAGGCGTATGTTGTAAGTGGTGAGGTTACTTCGGCTCAGTCATTAGATAGAAATAGAGTACAAAACGCAACATTATAAGTTAGATAGTTATGGCAAAGATGGAAATTATAGAACTGCTAATTGATGAGAATAAAATCGAAAGCGGTATCAATGCGGTTTCAGTTGTTGAAAGTCCAGCAATAGAAGAGAATTTTGTAGCCTTAAAAAAACACGAAGTAGAATTAAAAGAAGTTGACGGAGAAAAACGTATCTTAATGGGTGCGGCTTTAGTTCCTAACAAACAGATTTATCGTAAAAACGGAGACAAAGAATTCTACATTTATTTTAGTGAGGACACGGTACGCAAAGCATCGGAACTTTTCTTAATGCGTGCCAACCAAAACAACGCCACGTTAGAACATGAAAAGAAAATGTTAGAAGGTATGTCAGTTGTTGAAAGTTGGATTATTGAAGATGAGAAACAAGACAAGTCAGCTAAATACGGATTCAATTTACCGAAAGGAACTTGGATGATTTCAATGAAAGTAAATAACGATGAAATTTGGAACAAGGTAAAAGCTGGTGAAGTAAAAGGATTCAGCATTGAGGGTTATTTTGTAGATAAATACGAAATGAGTTTACAAGAAACCGAAGATGATAGGTTAATAAAAGCTATTCGTGATTTGATACTAAAAGACGAACAATACAAATTAGAAACTTATAATGACTACCCAAAAGAAGCCAGCGAAAATGCTAAGATAGCTTTACGTTATGCTGAAGAAAACGGATGGGGTGATTGTGGAACGCCCGTAGGAAAAGCAAGAGCAAACCAATTAGCAAACGGTGAGAATATAAGCGAAGACACTATTGCACGAATGGCAAGTTTTGAGCGACATAGACAAAGTTCACAAAAGGAGTTAGGTGACGGTTGCGGTCGTTTAATGTGGCTAAGCTGGGGTGGTGATGCTGGTATTGAATGGGCGCAAAGAAAGTTAGAACAAATTAAAAATAAATAAAAATGAAAAAAATGAATAACATTTTAAAAATGATTTCGCAAATGGAATCAAACGCTAACGAGGTTAAGTTAGCAACGCATGAAGTTGAATTAAGCATGAAACAAATTAGTGATTTTCAAAAAGAATCTGATGCACTTTATAAAGAAATGACTTCTAAAGGGGAGCAATACAAAAAAGAGTATTATAGTAAAACGGCTGCATTAGAAAAACCATTTAACGAATTACGTGCTGAATTATATCGCGCATCTATAGATTTTATAAATAGAACAAAAGATTTAGGGTTAGACGGAAAATCACTTGAGCCATATAAAAAAATGGAAAAGTTAATTTCTGACATGGATAAAAGAAGCGATTTTTTTGTTAAAGAATACGTTAAACAATAAATAAATGAGAACAGAAAGCAAAGTAAGTCCTCGCGGTGGCAAAAGGGGTTGTCTATGTAAAGACGGAAAATACTCAAAGGAATGTTGCGACGGAAGTTTACAAGCTCAAGGGATAGGCAAAACAGCCAGTGTAACGCCACAAAACATAACGATTACAGAAATAGACGGAGTACGCACGATAGTACGTCAAAACGGATAAAAAAGGAACAAGTATAAATTTAAAAGTTAATAAGTTATGAATACACTAAAAACAGTTTTCGGAAAATTATTCAAAGAAGAAACTCAATTAGCTTCGCACGAAGTTGAATTAGCTTTAGTAGACGATTTTAATAAAGAATATGAAAACGCTTTAAATCTTCAAGCAAAAGCTGAAACAGCTATTATAGATTATAATGAACTTGCATCTAAAATAATTGCTTCGTTAAATTCTGCTGGACAAGCTTATTTAAAAGCAAATGCAAGATTTCAAGAGATTGAACAAATGACTAAAGAATTAGGCATTGAGCCAAGTGCACAATTAAAAAGTAAAAAAGAAACAATTAGTGTAGCAATTAAAGAATTAGATTCTTATAGTAAAAAATTAACTTCTAATAAAGTAAATATATAAAAATGAAAAATAGCCTAATAAACCAAATCAAAACTTTGCTCGGAATGGAAGTAAAACTTGAGCAAATGAAATTAATGGATGGAGTTTCTATTCTTGAAGCTGAATCATTCGAGGCAGGAAGCGAAGTGTTTATCGTAACGGAAGACGAACAAAAAATACCCGTGCCAATTGGAGAGTACGAACTTGAAGACGGTCGTCTTTTAATCGTAATTGAAGAGGGTGTTATTTCCGAAGTTAAAGAAAAAGAGGAAGAGGTTGAAGAGCCTGAGGTTGAGGTTGAAGTTGAAACCGAGAAAAAGGAAGAAATGGAAACTGAAAAAACAGCTCCTAAAAAAACTATCGAATCAGTAGTTAAAGAAACTTTCTTTTCTGAAATAGAAAAACTAAAAGAAGAGAACGAAACTTTAAAAGCTGAACTAAGCAAATTAAAAGAGGTTAAAGAAACAGAAATTGAGTTAGCTATCGAAGAAGAAGTTAAACCAATTTCTTTTAATCCTGAAAACGAGAACAAAGTTGAGGTAGTAAAACTTGCTTCAAAAAGACCTCGCACAATTATGGATTCAGTATTAAATAAAATAAATAAGTAATAATTTAAAAAACAAAAAAAAATGAGTACAACATTCACAAGCATTTCGAATGATTCTTTACGTCAAGTAGGCGTAGTTGAAACATTGACAGGTGCAACAACTTTGACTGCTGAAGATAGCGGTAAAGTATTTATTCTTAATGCTGCTGCAGGTGCGCAAATTACACTTCCTGCGGTTGCTGACGGGGCTGGACAATCTTATAAGTTCGTAGTTGGTGCGTTATTTGCTACTACTGCATGGACGATTAAAGCGGCTTCAAACAAAATCCAAGGTGGTGTTATCGTAAACAGCGTTAACGTACCGGGAGCAGACGAAAACACGATTACATTTTCAGCTTCAGCTGACACAATCGGTGACTTCGTAGAATTACATGGTGACGGTTCTAACTGGTATGTTTTCGGATTGGGAACTGCTGCTGGAGCAATTACATTAACAGTAGTATAAATAAATTAAAAAATTCATAAAATGAGTACAACACAATCAATTACAACTACTTACGCTGGCGAGTTCGCAGGTAAGTATATTGCTGCTGCTTTATTGTCAGCTCCAACCTTAGAAAAAGGCGGTATTACTATCATGCCTAATGTTAAATACAAGCAAGTTATCAAAAGAGTAGCAACTGATGACATCATCAAAAATGCGACTTGCGATTTTGACCCTACTTCTACAGTAACTTTAACTGAGCGAGTTCTTCAACCTGAATCATTCCAAGTTAACCTACAACTTTGTAAGGCTGACTTTAGAGCTGACTGGGATGCTATCCAAATGGGTTACTCTGCGTTCGATGTATTGCCAAAATCATTCGCTGATTTCTTAATCGCACACGCTGCTGAGAAAGTTGCTGCTGGAATGGAGACTTCAATTTGGAGAGGTGTTAACGCAACAGCTGGACAATTTGCTGGTATCATGACACAATTAACTACTGATGCTGCTTTACCAGC